TATTAAAAAACAAGCAAAAATCAACGCTATGAAAAGACATAATAAAAATGAAGTGTTTATAAATACTCCATTCTGAAAGCCTTTAATAAAAGCAGAAGTTTGAAAATTAATTAAATCAAAATTATGATAACAAGCGAATGATTTACAAAGATCGAGCAAGATTATATTGATAAAATGAACCGATCTTGTAATATATTATTACATTATAACAGAATAATTATGCCAAAAAAACAAAGTAAAAGCAAAGTTTTGAGAAATGTATTATTCAAAACTTATGAATGATTAAGTACAGATTATAGAAATAAAATAGAATTTGATGATTTCTATGAAGATGAATTAACTAAAATTATTAATAAATTAAAATATAACTTATAATTATGGAAACAAAAAAAGTATGAGAAATACTGGAAAAAATAAGACACTCTGAATACTTAAATAGGATAATTACAACAAATAGGTTACAAATACAACAAGCACAGGCAACAATGGTAGCAGGTAGAGACTTTTGATTATATCAATATGTAGAATTAAAAGAAAAAGAAATTAAATGAACTATAGAAGATTTACAACGTCATAGAAAAAAATTTATTACTTACTTAGAATCACTTTAACTACTGAATAAAAAAAATGAAATATAAAACAGGAAGAGTTTCAAAACATATTTATCGGGATACTTACGGAATGACAAATGATGTATTATCAAAAGAATTATTAGAAAAAGAATTACTCAGATTAGAAAATTTGAGACAAACACAAACGGTTATTTGGAAAGTATCCGTAATAAAAAAAGAATTACTTAATTATTTATAAAGAATTATGAAAGCTAGATACAATAAAAAATTAAAAATATGTTTAGAATGTGATATATTACAATATCACTACAATAAAAGTCCGAGGTGTGTTGACTGTAATTTAAAACTTAAAGAATCAAAAAAATGAAATATACAATAATAGTATTAAATGAATGAACTGAATTAAAATTGCATATTTGAGTTGAAGAACTTGAAAAAAAAATAAATAATGCAAGTTGTTGATCAAATATAGTAACTGTGTTTTGTGCAAGTTCTTTTAGTTCTGTTAATTGAGACAAAAGGATTTGAAAGAATATTAAATTAAATTTAAAAAGATATTTATTTTTTTACGAATTAAAAAATGAAAAATTGTAAAGGTTGCGGTATGATGAAGCTAACAGAAAATCAAGGTTGTTATTGTAAACCTAAAAAGAAAAAAACTGAAAAAGAAAAGAAAAATATAAAACCTATTTCAGATAAAAAGAAAGAAAGGTTAAAAAATAATTGAACTGAATGAGATTTATTCAAAAAAATATATAAAAAGTTAGCAAAATCATGAACTAACGAATGTGTTATATGTGCTGAATTAGTTGATGAAGACGATGTAATCCCGTCTTGTTTTCCTCATATACTTCCTAAAGGCAAATATCCTGAATATAGATATTTTGAAAATAATGTATGATTTGTTTGTTGAATTGATCATCATGATAAATTTGATGAGGCAATAAATAATTTTAAAGAGGAAAAATGATTGCAAGAATTAGAAAATATTATAAAAAATTGAAGATTTCCCGATATATCGGATTATATTAATTATTAAAATAAAAAATATGACTGACTTAATAGTTGAAGCAACTGAAAACTTAACAATGGATAGTTTAGAAATTTCTAAATTAACAAAAAAAGAGCATTGACATATTAGAAGAGATATTGAAAATATGTTGCAAGAATTAGAATTAGATGTATCCAAATTTGGAGCTATCTATTTTGATTGATCAAATAGAAAACAAAAAAAATATAATCTTACAAAAGAATTAACATTAACTTTAATTTCATGATATAATGTAAAATTAAGAAAAGCAATAATTGACAGGTGGCTCGAATTAGAAAAACCGAAAACCTGAATGTCGTTAGTTTTGGATTCTATAAAATTTTTAGAAACTGAAATTGTCAAAGAAAAAGAAAAATCTTTACAATTACAAACTCAAATTGAAAAAGATAAGCCCGTGACAGATTTTTGAAGAGCAATATCACAGTCAGCGGGAACGGTTAAGATATGAGATTGGATCAAGGCAATTACTGAAAACGGTGATCTTAAAATATGAAGAAATAAAGCTTTTAAGTGGTTCAGAGAAAAAGGGTATTTAATGAAAGACAACAACCCTATGCAAAGGTATATTGATCAATGATTATTTGAAGTAAAAGAATGAATGGTTGTAACAGATAGAAAAACAATCCCTACGTTTACAACATTATTGACTTGAAAATGACAGATGTATTTTTCAAAAAAAATAAGAGAATATTTATCAGAGACAAAAACTAAAACGTGATTTATGCAATATTTAACATTTTAAACTATGAAATGTCAAGAAAAAGTAAGATACGCAAATAAAAAAACGGCAAAAAAATTTAAACATGCAGCTGAAAAGAAAAAATGTTGAAAATTAACAATTTATAAGTGTGAAAAATGTGAATGATTTCATTATACAAGTCACCCTTTATCACCTCACCAAATAAAAATGAAAGAAAAATTAATAGAAAAAGCAATTATTGATCACTTATATCACATGGGGGCGATTGTTGAATGAAATAATTGAGGTTCTGTAATTATAAAAAAATGACCTCATATTCATAAAATGAATTTACAAAGGAAATGATGTCCTGACATTACTTGATGTTATAATTGAAGATATTTTTGAATTGAAGTGAAAAAAGACGAAAAAACAGTTGAAAAGTGGATAAAAAATGAAAAAAGGTATGATTTAGGGGAAATATTACCCGAATGTTTAATAAAAGTCAAAGAACTAGATCAGATTTTATATAAGAAAAAGATTTTAAAAAATTGATGAAAATTTCTTCTGACTTGTGATTTTAATGAAGCAATTGAATTTATAACTGAGTTAAGATAAAATGGACAGAAAGTCCAAAAAAGATTTGACAGAATAGAAAAAAAGATTAATATAATAGTACTTTAATTTTTAATATTTGGATTTATGGAAAAAAAAGAATTGGATTTATTTAATCCGACAAAAGCAGAACTACAAGTTCTAGCGATTCAATATAAAGACCTGAAAATAAACGGCATAGAGGATAAAGAGGGTTATAAAATAGTGCATGAAGCGGAAATGAAATTGAAATCAACAAGAGTTGCTATTTCAAAAACAAGAAAAGAGTTCACCGCACCAAAACAAGCAGAAATAAAAGAAGCGATTGAACTTGAAAAAGAACTACTTTGAATTATTGTACCTATAGAAACATCATTAAAAGAGCAAAAAGCTCTAATAGAGGCAGAAAAAGAAAGAATAAAGCAAACAGAAATTGAGAAACAAAGAAAATTTCTTCAAGATAGAGTTGACGAACTTTTCAAATATAATTATGTTCATACGAATCTTTATGAATTATCTCAAATGAGTGATGAGGATTTTCAAAATCAAGTTTTTCAAGCAAAAACAATGTTTGAATCTCAAGAAATTAAAAATCAACTTACATATATTGATCAATGTTTTCATATTGAAACACTCAAAGAACACTTTGAATGAAAAACAGTAAGAGAAACAGTAAAAGAAAAATATGAAGAAAAAATTTCTCAATTAGAAAAAGAAAAAAAAGAAAGAGAAGAATTTGAAGAAAAAAAGAAACAACAAGAAGCGGATCAAAGAAAACTTGATGAAGATAAACAAAAGATTCAAGATGAGAAAGATAAAATTGAAAATGATAAAATTGAAGCTGAGAGAAAGAAAAATGAAGATATTAGGGTTGAAAAAGAAAGAAAAGAGGCAGCAGAGCAAGCAACGAAAGAAGCAGAAGAAAAAGCGAGGCAAAAAAAGATTGAAGATGAACTTCTTGAAAAACAACAACAAGAAAAACTTGAAAAAGAGAAAAAATATAAAGATTTTTTATTTAATAACGAATGATCTTACGACAAAATTATTAAAGAAGATTGAAAAGTTATTTTATATAAGAAAATTGATGAATTTATTATTTAATTATTTATTATGAAAAATTTTATGTGGAAAGTTACTCAATATTGTTTTGTTAATTTAGCTTTGGTGTGACCTGTTTTATTTATAGCTCTTTTTATAGATTTTTTCTATGATTTTGAAATAAATTTATTTGAATGATGATTTTTATTTGTTATAATATGTTTGTGGGCTTTAGTTGTTCAGTGGGCTGCTATAAAAGTAATTAATCCTGATTTGATACAAAAGATAAAAAATTATTTCCTTTAATTTAAAAAATATGAAAAATATACAAGTAGATTCAATAGAAAAAGAGTTATTAAAATGATCAGATGAATTAAGTCTTGTCGATGATCTAAAAAACGTAAGAATGCAAACAAAAGATTTATTTGAAACGGTTGTCGGTGAAAAATTAATGAATATTAAATGTGATAGAGGTGAATTTTGTTTTGATTTATAATATTTTATCTTTTTATAATTAATGATTATGAAAATAAAAGAAAATGTTCTTTCCGTTCAGTGTGCTGTTATGAGAGATTGACAAAGTGAAATAATAGAAGATAATCACCCTGTTTTAAATGAAATATGAAATATTAAACATATGGTGTTTTTTGCTCTTAGTATGAGAGAATATGATGATTATATGAAATTACAAGGATTAGATAGAGAATTATATATCAGAAAAAAAGCTTTATCATTAATACAAATATAATTATGAATAAATGTATAAGTGACGGAAAGAAAAAGTGCAAGTGTGGGTATAAGGAATGTGAAAGACTCAAAAATATGAGTGACCAGGAAATTTTAGATTTATTATAAAAAAAATATGGAAAAATTAGTATTAAAACTAGAAGCAATTAAATGATATAATGAAGAAAAGAAAAAACTCCAAGAGGATATAAAAAAATACAATAAAGATATAAAAGGTTCAAGATATGATGATATTCAATTAAGAATAGTAGCAATTGATTATTGTATATGAAATATTTTAAAAGAATAATATTATAATAAATATGTGAATAGAATTTTTAAAGCCTACAAAATCAAAGAGGAAAAGGAGAATGACAAGGCAAGAGAAAATTGACGAAATGAAAAGGAGGAGGAAAAAGAAATAATATTTAATTTATAAAAAATGTTTACTCATATTTGCGTAAAGATAGATTGAGAACTTAAAAGAATCCGAGAGGGTGAATGAACAGTTCTTGATAAATGTTCAGATACTCAAGCACGGAATATCTTATTAAAAGCAAAGGAGGAATGAAAAGAATTTCGGAGCTGATGTGATAATATGGGAAAAGACTGAATGTATTGAGGTCATTAGGAATAATTTAATTTATAATTGGTATTTATGGACACAAAAACGACAAAGCAAATTGAACTTGATCTTATAGATGAATTTATATGATTAATTTTAGAGCAAGATCAAGACACAATGATTAAAAGATGAACTGTTACGAATTGGCTTGAAAAACAAAAGGAAATAATTATAAAATGATAAATGTTGCTTTTTTCAACATAACGAATATATTAAGTTAGTAAATAATAATTGCTAACTTTTTTTATTATGAAAGATTTTTGAAGACCAAATATATATACACCCGAAGAGTTAAAAGAAAAAGCAGATGAATTTTTTGATCTATGTGAAAAAACAATTATTGATAAGTGAATCGCATGAAAAATAAAACGTCCAAAGACATTTTCTTGAATAAATTTATATTTATGAGTAAGTAAAAATTACTTTAGTGAGAAGAAAAAAGATAAAGACTATTTGGGAACGATAGAGTATATACGTAATACAATTGAAAATGATGTTGAGGAAAAGGCTTTAATATGAGTTTATTCACCTTGAGCAAGTTCGTTTAATTTAAAGAATAATTTTGATTGGAAAGAAAAATCAGAAGTTAAAACAGACGTTACAATGAAAGATTATATATTTAATTCAAACTTAGATGACAAATAGTCCTAATTTAATATTTGCAGATTTTATAAAGCCTGCTTTCGCTAATAAATCAAAATATACTTTAATTAGAGCATGAAGACAATCATGAAAGACATTTTGAGCCTGTCAGTGGATTATATATCAAATGCTTAAAAATAAATGAGTTAAATGATTATGGGTTGATACGGTTCAAGCGAATATATGAAAATATATTGATAGATATTTTAAGCCTATTATGTGAGAATTTCGGGAAACTATAAAAATGGATAATCAAAAATACATAATGAATTTTATGAATTGAAATTTAATTGATTTTTGAAGTGCTGAACGTCCTGAAAATCTAGAGGGGTTCTGATATGATTTTGTTGTATTAAATGAGGCTTGAATTATTTTAAAAAAAGAATGATTATGGGAAAGGACTTTGCAACCTATGACGAAAAATGCTCAGGTGAAATTTGTTTGAACTCCTAAATGAAAAACAGATCATGTTTATTATGAACTTTCTGTAACTTCTAAATCAGATGACGAACGGGCAGATTATCAATATACTTGCTACGACTCACCATATCGGGAAAAAGAACAATTAAATAAAATTAAAGATAAAATTGCTTCTTATTTATGGTTACAAGAATATATGGCTGAATTTGTTGATGTTTATGAAAATTCAATATTAAGTCAAGATCATATTAGAACATATTGAGATATAGACATAAATGATTTTGATAAGTTATATATGCACTGTGACACGACTCATACAGGAAAAGAAACAAGTGATTATTTTTGTTCCGTTGTTCTATGAGAAAACAAAAAAGATAGAAATTTTTATGTTCTTGATTTTATTCTTGAGAAATTAGATGTAGAAAAACAAGCAAGACAAACAATAGTTTTATATGAAAAATTCTCAGATAAGATAGATAAACTTACTTATGATGAAAAGGCAAATCAATGATTTTGATTTTGGATTAAGAAACTTGCTAAAGAGGAATATAAAATATCTCTTCCTATTGAGGAATTATGATACCCTAATGATAAAATTGCTCACTTTACGCCACATGTACCACATTTTAAATCAAATAGAATATATTTACCTAGAAATCACGCAAGAATCACTACTGCTACGAATCAACTTATCGCATTCCCTACAAAATGAATTAATGACGATATGGTTGATGGAATGTCTTGAGTTTTAGACAATTTTAAGATTGAGACTTTTGATGATCTTGATTTTTCTGTTTGATAATTATAAAATTATGTATGAAATTAATAAATTAAAAAAACCTCGTTGTTTAACATGGATATGTGACGAGACACGGAAAGACTTAAAGCTAAAAGAAAAAGATTTTATTGTCTTGCATTTTTGATTACCTAAATTATCAAAAAAAGAAATTATGAGGAAATTATATTTTGAAGATCGTACGTCATATTGGAAATTTGAAAAAAGAGTAAAAGCAAAAATCAAAGACGATGTTGAAAAATTCAACGAATTCATACAAAAGAATTTACAAACAGTTAAAAATAGGTAAAAAGATTCTGTATTTTACTTATTAAATTATTGAATATGACACATATTTGAAGATTAGAGGGGTTCTGAATTGGTAAAGAATCAGTGAGAGGAACTGCGGTAGCTCCTGCGGTTTGGGTAGATCAAACAGACGCAGAATTCTGAGATACTATTGAAAAAGTTCAAGATGAATCGGCTTTATGAGTTTTAATGAATTCAAATTGAAGTACTGCAACAAAACAATACGCAGAATGAGAGCTTTCATGAATGTTAGCTATAAGATCAGTTTGATATTTCTTATATAGTTTATTATGAAATGTTTCTAGCGCTGCTGCTTCGGCTTGAGCATATCAACATGATTTCTCAATGAATAATATTAATACTAAACAATCATTAACAATTTCAAAGAAAACACCTATTTGACAAGAAAATTATGCTCTTGCAATGGTAACTTCTTTGTGAATTTCAGCAGCTGTTTGAGAAGCTGTGATAATGAGTTGATTATTAAGAGCAAAAGCATGAGTAAATGCTGCATTAACAAAAGCTTATGCGGTAGACAATTATTTATATGCAAAACACGTCACAATTAAACTTGCTGACACAGTAGCATGACTTGCTGCAGCTCCTGCATTATGTATTGAAAGTTTTGAATTGAATTTAATTCAAGAATTAGAAGACAGTATTTGTTTTTCTTCATGAATTGATCTATGAGACATATTTAATAAATGATTTTCAATAGATTGATCATTTACTAAAATTAAACAAGATCTTACTTATCAAGATTATGTTAAAAATGACACAGTGAAAGCAATGAGAATTCAAATTATAGATACTGCAACAACAATCGGGGCGTCAGACAATCCAACTGTTACGATAGATATTGCAAAAGTTACGTTTGAAGATCATGAAGATGACGGGGGTTTGAATGATGTAAGAAGAGAGAATGTGACTATTAAATGACATTACGACCTTGCAAACGGGAGTGATATTGATATACTAGTTATCAATGAACAATCATCTTATTAAAATATTTTAAACCTTAATTAACCTATTATGAGTATTAAGCTAATAGAAAGCAAACTTGAAAAAGAATTAAACACAATGTTTGAATCGGATCAATTTGCTGCTAAAATGGCAGAATTAAAAGAAAATGAGGATAACAAAGATTATCAATTTAAGATTGTCGTGACTACTGAATGAGTCGATAGAGATTGAGAAGTAATCAAAGCAGACTGAATTGAATTTAAGAATTATATGAAAAATCCTGTTGTTTTAGTTGATCATTCATATAAAATTGAATCGATCGTATGAAAGACAACGAAAATTTATCAAGAATGAGGAAAAACAATTGCTGAATGAGTATTCGCAAAAGGAATTGAAAAAGCTGAATTGATCAGATCATTATATAATCAATGATTCGTGAAAACGGTTTCAATTTGATTTATTCCTAAACAAAGAGATGATAAAGATAGTGATATTATATCCAAAAGTGAAATGTTAGAATTTTCTTTTGTTGCTGTACCTGCAAATCCTGAGGCTTTGTCTCTTGATTGAAAAACATATCAAAAATGTATTGATCTTTGATTAGTAAAGGAAGTAGAAAAGAAAATTGATTTCACTTTTTTATGAAATCTTTCAGAAATAGAACTTGAAATTGCTTCAAAAATTTATGAAAAATTTGAAGATAAAATCAAAGAATTACAATTAATAAAAGAAACTGAAATTGACACAAAAGATATTTTAAATAATATAAATCTATTAAGAGATGATTTTTCAGAAATGAAAGCAGGTCTTAAAACTTTTGCCGATGACAAGGAAAAAGAAAATAATAATGTTAAATTGAGAGAGCTTGGAAAAGAATTTCAAAAAAGTTTGTCAACTTTTAACGCTGAAATGAAAGCTCAAGTGTAATAATATTTTATATACGTAATTTTTTACAAAATGGAAACTAAAGAAATAGTAAAAGAATTAGCACCTATAATTGAGGAAACAATTAAAACTCAAACTGATTCTATAAAAGAAGTTAATGAAGCTAAATTCAAAGAAATGGAAGCTGAACTAAAAGAATTAAAATTAAATTCTAAAAAAGTTTCTGATTCTTCAACTGTTACAGAAAAACAAAAGCAAGAAATAATGGCAAAAACTTTTAAAAGTATTGCTTGACAAGCTCAAGTTTCTGAGGCACAATTTAAAGAAATCTTTGAA